GGATATGACCAATTCATTTTGAAATCAATCCTTTGTGGATTGAATCCCAAAGAATGCAATGACCACATCATTCTGAAAGGTCAGTCAGGTTATAGTTTTTCAGGTGCATTCAGGAAATATCAATTGAATAACTATGATGTAATGCAAAATGTTGACAGGGGACTGAAAGTGTTTGAAGGTTTCATGGGTAATGACATAAAAGAAACATCAGTCCCTTTTGATATTGACAGAAAACTGACAGACAAAGAAATTGAACAGACTGTGTTCTATTGCAGACATGATGTGGAACAGACTGTGTTGGTCTTCATTGAAAGAAAATCAGATTTTGAAGCACAAATGGAACTTTTGAAAATGTATAACATGCCTTTGTCCTATATCAATAAGACCAAAGTGCAGTTATCAGCAGAAATCCTTGGTGCAACCAAACACAGTTATGATGATGAATTTGACATTTCCCTTCCACCTTGTGCAAGGGTGGAAAAATACACTGATGTTCCTGCTTGGTTCATGAATCCTGAAAATCACACATACAAGAAAGGAAACAAAGCAAATAAACTTGAAAAAATCATGGCAGGAATACCAATGACATTTGCTTGGGGCGGTGTTCATGGTGCAATTGAATCCTATCATGACAAGGGTTATTTCATCAACATGGATGTGGGTTCACTATATCCAACTATTGACTGTCTTTATCCTGAATACTGCTTTTCAAGGTCTGTTTCTGATGAAGGTCTTGAAAGATATAAAGAAATCTTGCGGTTCAGACTGCAATTGAAAGCAGAAGGAAAGAAGAAGGAACAAGCACCATTCAAGATTGTTCTGAATGGAACATATGGTGCTATGAAGGACAAGTTCAATAAATTATATGACCCAAGGGGTGCAAATAACACCTGTGTATTTGGTCAGATTTTGGTTGGTGTTGACCTGCTTGAAAGATTGGAAGGTGTGTGTGACATCATTCAGGTGAACACAGATGGAATCCTGATAAAAATGCACAGTTATGATGATTATGGATTGATTGATGACATTGCTTGGGAGTGGGAACAAAGAACAGGTCTTTCACTTGAATTTGATGATTATGGGTGGGGTGAAATTTTTCAGAAAGATGTCAACAATTATCTGATTATGGATGAATGGGGACATTACAAATCCAAAGGTGCATATGTGAAGGGACTTGGAACACTTGACTATGATTTGCCTATTGTCAACACAGCATTGGTTGAATATATGACCAAAGGTGTTCCAATTGAAACAACAATCTTTGGATGCAATGACCTAAAAGAATTCCAACAGGTCAAAAAGATTTCAGGAAAATATGACTGCATATATCATGGGGGAACATTCAGCACCAAAGAGGTCAGAAGCAAGACAGGGACAAAAAAGAAAGTCAAGGTTTACAACAATGATGGAAAAACCATCAAAGAAAAATGTGTCAGGGTGTTTGCAAGTCTGAATCACCATGATGGAACACTTTACAAAAAACATGCAATCACAGGTGGTGTTGCAAAGATTGAAAATTGTCCTGAACACAGCTTCATTTTTAATGATGAAGTGAATGGTGTTCCATGTCCTGAACTGCTTGACAAGCAATGGTATGTGGATGTTGCAAAAGACAGGCTGAAAGGGTTTGGGGTGGCATTATGAAAAAAAAAGATGATGGAAAGAAGGTGATGATTTGGAACTTTTCAAAGGCTATGTGACAACAAAAAATAAAAAATGCATAGAAAAATACAAGAATGTTCCTGCATCAGACCTTCACACATATGATGAAGTGAAAAATCTTCCTGAATATGCAGGAATCCTTGCTGAACAGACAATCCTGATTGACATTGATGACAAGGAACAGTCTGAAATCCTGATGAAGATTGTGGAAGAAAGACAGCTTGATTGCAGGGTTTATCAAACAACAAGGGGAAGACATTTTCTTTTCAAAAATACAGATGTTGACCAATGTTATACACATGTGAAGATTGCTTGTGGACTGACAGCAGACATCAAGGTTGGTTGCAAAAACAGTTATGAAGTTTTGAAATTTGCAGGTGAAGAAAGGTTTATTGAATGGGATGTGGAATCAGGGATTGAATATCAGGATGTTCCATATTTTCTGAAACCTGTGAAATCCAAGATGGAATTCTTGGATATGGAAGCAGGTGAAGGAAGAAACAGCGGTCTTTTTGGATATGAACTTGTTCTTCAAAGTGCAGGATTGTCTGTTGATGAAGCAAGGGACACAATCAAGATGGTCAATCAGTATGTTCTTTCTGAACCGCTTGCAGATGATGAACTTGATGTGATTTTGCGTGATGAAGCATTTGCAAAGCCTGTCTTTTATCAAGGGAAAGCATTTCTTCACAATGTTTTTGGTCAATATTTGAAATCACAGTTTCATGTTAAAAGAATAAATGGTCAGTTGCATGTGTATGATTCAGGAATTTATCTGTCAGGTTACAAGATAATTGAATCAAAGATGATTGAAGTCATTCCAAACTTGAAAGCAACACAGAGGACTGAAACACTGAAATATTTGGAAATATCCACACCAAAGAATGAATCTGCATCAGATGCAAAGTTCATTGCATTCAGGAATGGTGTCCTGAATATCAGGACAATGGAACTGCTTCCATTCAGTCCTGAATACATAATCACAAACATCATCCCTTGGGACTACAACCCAAACGCATATTCAGAATTGACTGACAAGACCTTGGACAAGATTGCTTGCAATGATTCAGACATTAGGAAAATTCTTGAAGAATGCATTGGATATTGCTTTTTCAGGGAAAATGAACTGTCAAAGTCATTCATTCTGACAGGAACAGGTGCAAACGGAAAATCCACCTTCCTTGACCTTGTGGAATGGGTTCTTGGAAGGGAAAACTATGTGTCACTTGACCTTGATGAATTATCAGAAAAATTCAGCACCACAACAATGTTTGGAAAACTTGCAAACATAGGTGATGACATCAGTGATGAATTCTTGCAGGGAAAGTCAATCAGTCAGTTCAAGAAAATTGTTTCAGGAAATGACATCAAAGCTGAAAACAAAGGTCAGGATGTTTATTTTTTCAAGCCTACTGTGAAATTATTGTTTTCTGCAAATGAGATTCCAAGGGTCAGGAATAAAGGATTTGAAGCAATCAAAAGAAGGTTGGTGATTATCCCATTCAATGCAAGATTCAGCAAGAATGACCCTGATTTCAATTCAAGAATAAAATGGGACTTGCAGACACAGGAAGTTGCAGAATATTTGATTCAGATTGGTTGCAAAGGTCTGAAAAGGGTTTTAGACACACAGGGATTCACCACATCAGAAGCAGTTCAGAAAGAACTTGATTCTTTTGAGCGTGACAACAATCCAATTCTTCTGTTTTTGGAAGAAGTGGAAGATTTTGAAGTCCTGAATCATGAAACCAAAGAAGTGTTTGCAAGATATGACACATTCTGTCATGAAAACGGACTTCAATCCTCAGGAATTCAAACATTTTCAAAGAAGATTCAGGAATATATGGATATTCATATTGAGGATAAGAAAATCAAAGGCAGGAAGTGCAGAATTTTTATGGCAGGTAAAAAGAAAGGATGATTGAACATGAACATTTCTATGAAGCATAAAGAAAAATATATAAAAGAATGGACAGAAGCATTCAAGAATGCAGTTGCAATATTTAAATTTTCTAACAAAATGTATGAAGAATTATCTTCACATTGTTTAATTCTTGGTAAAAGTCAAAAAGCAAGAACTGCTTGGACATACGCAACAAAAGCTATTTCATATTATGAAGATGCTTTAATTCAAGGAACAAAAGGTTGTTTGAATGGTGATTCACCAATAATTGATGAAATTATTCATCACGAACTGTCACAGGAAGATAAACGCAGAATCAAAATCATTCTTAGTAAAAATTATCCTTGGATATTTGAAGAAGGTGAAGAACATGAAAATAAATGAATATCAGATGGAAGCATTGAGAACCGCAGAAGGGATGAACCATGATTCACCAATGATTGTGAATGGTGTTCTTGGTCTTTGTGGTGAATCAGGAGAATGTGCAGACCTTGTGAAGAAGAACCTGTTCCAAGGACATGATTTGAATGTGAACCATCTTGCAAAAGAACTTGGTGATGTTGCTTGGTATTTGGCAGTGTCTGCTTATGCAATAGGTTTTTCTTTGGAAGAAATCTTGCAGATGAATGTGGACAAGTTGCGGTCAAGATACCCTGACGGATTTGATACAGAGAGGTCACAGCATAGAAAGGAAGGTGATGTCTGATGGTATTATATATTGAATGGGACACAGGTCACATGGACATAAATTGTGAAGCATTCTTCCCTGCTTCACAGAACAAACTGAAAGTCCTGTTGAAAACCATTGACCTTGATTGGAAGCACAAAGAAGATATTCTGAATCAGATGATGCAGTTTCTGAAAGACTTGGAAGCGGATGCAGAACAGCACAAGGAAGAAGTCAAGAAGCGGTTTCAAGTGGAATATCAGAAGATGTCTGACCTTAAAAGTTGGACTGAATCAGGAAAATATTCAAATGGTCTTCCTGTCAGAAAAGTTGAAATGAAACAGTTGAAGTCAGACCTGAAACATCAGAAAGTTGTGGTGAATGGTTTGGAACAGGATTTCAAGCGGTATTCAAAAACAGCACAGAAAGCAAAGGTCAATCAGGAAATTGTTGCACAGAAAATGTGAAAAAGTTCTTGCTTGGTTCAAGGTGGGTTCTTGGTGAAATAAAGCACCTTGAACCGCTTGAAACCCTTATAAATCAAGGGTTTTGTGCTTGCGGTTCTTGGTGTACTTGGTAAAACCTTATTTTCTATATAAAAATAAAAAAAGGTGTTACATAGTAGAAAAAAGAAAAATAAAAAGAATATAGAAGTAGTAGGAACACCAAGAACCACCAAGAACCTTTTCATTGTTTTCCCTTATAAAATGGGGGTTTGTAGCGGTTCAAGGTCAGCGGTTCAAGCAAGAACCAAGACCAAGAACCTGATATTGAAGAAGGAAGGTGAATAACATAGTAAAGGCAAAAGATTATCTAATGCAAGTCAGGTTTTTGAACCGCAAAATCAGAAGATTGCAACAAGATATTGATGACCTGAAATTGAAAAGTGAAAGCACAGGTTCAATGTCCATGAGTGCAGACAGGGTTCAAACATCAAGAAATCTTGAAGGGTTTTCAAGGTATGTTGTGGATGCAGTGACCAAGGAACAGGAATTGAAAGAAACTATCCTGAAACTTGATGAAAAGAAACAGGAAGTCATTGATGTCATTGAAAAAGTGACCAATGCCGATGTTTATGAAGTGCTATATATGTATTACATTCAGGAATTCAGTTGGATGCAAATTTCTGACAGTCTGCACTTTGCTTATTCTTGGGTGCATGAGTTAAAAAACAGGGGTTTGGATGAAATACAGACAATAGTGGACAGTCAAGGACTTCACTGTGTATAGCACTTTGTGCTATACTAAAATTGCAAAACTATAATGAAGAAGGACATCTTTGCAGGTGTCCTTTTTTGTTGTCCGTAAAATCTGATGAAAGGGGGTTTCAGGATGACACCAAAACAGAAGAAATTCTGTCTTGAATATGCAAGTTCAGGAAATGCAACAGAATCTGCAATAAAAGCAGGCTATTCCAAGAAAACTGCATATTCCATTGGACAGGAAAACTTGAAAAAACCTGAACTGCAAAAGTTCCTTCAACAGTTAGCTGATGAAATGGCATCACAAAAAATTGCTAATGCTAAAGAGATGCAGGAAGTCCTGACATCCATCATCAGACAGGAACTTGAAGAAGAAGTCATTGTGGTTGAAGGTTGTGGTGATGGAATTAGTGAAGCAGTCACCAAGATCAAGAAACCATCAACAAGGGATGCAATCAAAGCAATTGAAACCCTTGCAAAAATGCAAGGAATCTTTGACACCAAAGCAAATGTGAATTTGGTCATCCCTGTGTTCGGTGGTGAGGAAGACCTTGAATAAAAGGGGCAAGGGAAACAGGATTGCACAGCGAAAAAGAAGAAAGGAAAGATTGAAGAACAGACCACCAAAACAGGAAGAAAAGGTTCTTCTGATTGATGGAAATTATTCATTCTATCCTGATGCATTCTGCAAATATCATGGGGCATATTTGACACAGGGACTGATTGACACACACAGATGTCTTCACAGGCAGTGTCCAAGATTCAGGAAGGTGGTTGAAGATGAAGAAGCTGAAAATCAATCTTCCTGATATTGTTGGAAAAGGTTACAAACAGTTTTGGCATTTCAAGGGAAGATATAGAGTTGTAAAGGGTTCAAGAGCATCAAAGAAATCCAAAACCACTGCATTGTGGTACATATACAACATGATGAAGTACAAGGATGCAAACACTTTGGTTGTCAGAAAGACATTCAGAACATTGAAGGATTCCTGCTTCACTGAATTGAAATGGGCGGTTCACAGACTACATGTTGACCACCTATGGGAATTCAAGGAATCACCACTTGAAGCAACCTATGTTCCCACAGGTCAGAAGATATATTTCAGGGGTCTTGATGACCCATTGAAAGTCACATCAATCACAGTTGATGTTGGTTGTCTGTGTTGGATGTGGATTGAAGAAGCATATGAAATCATGAAGGAATCTGATTTTGACATGCTTGATGAATCCATCAGGGGTGAATGTCCTGCACCATTATTCAAACAGGTAACATTGACATTCAACCCTTGGAATGAAAGACATTGGTTGAAGAAGCGGTTCTTTAACACACCTGATGAAGATGTCCTTGCAATCACAACCAACTATTTATGCAATGAATGGTTGGACAAGAATGACCTGAATCTGTTTGAGCGAATGAGAAAGAACAACCCAAGAAGATATGCAGTTGCAGGTCTTGGTGGTTGGGGAATTGTTGAAGGTTTGGTCTTTGAGAATTGGAAGGAAGAAGATTTCAGGTTCATCACAAAGAAAGAAGCTGATGAAGGTCAGACAGGTGTCATCAAGGACAACCTGAAACCTGCATTTGGTCTTGACTTTGGATATACCAATGACCCTTCTGCATTCTTTTGTGGAATGCTTGACCTTCAAAATAAAAGACTTTATGTGTTTGATGAATTCTATGAAAAAGGACTGTCAAACAAGGCTATTGCATCCAAGATTGAAGAAATGGGATTTAGGAAAGAAAGAATCACAGCAGATTGTGCTGAACCAAAGTCCATTGATGAACTGAACACCTTCCACCTTCATGTCACAGGTGCAAAGAAAGGAAAGGATTCAATCAATAATGGCATTCAATGGATTCAGGAACTTGAAATCATAGTGCATCCAAGGTGTGTGAACTTCCTGACAGAAATCAGCAACTACACTTGGAACACAGACAAGTTTGGAAAGAAACTGAATGTTCCAATTGATGACTTCAATCATCTAATGGATGCAATGCGGTATGCTTTGGAAAAATACATCCTTGGAAACAAGTGGATATATTAGAAATATTAAGAAAGGGGTGAAAGGAATGCTTTCAGAAGCTGAAATTCTTCAATTCATAAATGAAGACAAGGTGTCAACAAAGAAGCATCTTGCACAGGTTGGTCAAAAATATTATGAAGCAGAACATGACATTCTGCAATATAGGGTGTTTTATTACAATGCCGATGGAAAACTTGTGGAAGACACTACAAGAAGCAACATCAAGATTCCACACCCATTCTTCACAGAATTGGTTGACCAATGTGTTCAGTATATGCTTTCAGGAAAAGATGGATTCATCAAGACAGACATTCCTGAATTGCAGGAAAGACTTGATGAATATTTTGATGATGACTTCACATCTGAATTGAATGATGTCCTGACAGGTGCAGTCAGCAAGGGTTTTGATTATATGTATGCATATATGAATGCAGAAGGAAGACTTGCTTTTCAATATGCTGATTCAATGGGTGTTGTTGAAGTCAGGGCAAAGGACACAGATGATGGTTGTGAATATGTCATATATTGGTATGTTGACAGGATTGCAAAGGAAAACAAAGTCATCAAAAGAATCCAAGTATGGGATTCAATGCAGACAACCTTTTATGTTCAGGAAGAAGAAGGGAAACTGATTCTTGATGACAAGGAAAAATTGAATCCAAGACCACACATCACCTATCACAAAGATGGTGATGATGCAATTTATTATGAAAACTTTGGATTCATTCCATTTTTTAGATTGGACAACTGCAAGAAACAGTGGTCAGGCTTGAAACCTATCAAATCCCTGATTGATGATTATGATATGATGTCTTGCGGTCTTTCCAATAATCTTGCAGACTTTGACCATCCACTGCATGTTGTCAAAGGATTTCAGGGTGACAACCTTGAAGAACTGCAACAGAACCTGAAAACAAAGAAGATGATTGGTGTTGATGATTCAGGCGGTGTGGAAGTTCACACTGTTGATATTCCATATCAGGCAAGACTGACCAAGATGCAGGAAGATGAAAAGAACATTTACAGATTTGGAATGGGTTTCAATTCTGCACAGCTTGGTGATGGAAATGTGACCAATGTTGTCATTAAATCAAGATATGCACTTCTTGATTTGAAATGCAACAAACTTGAAATCAGACTGAAACAGTTCCTGAAAAAAATCCTGAAAGTTGTCATTGCTGAAATCAACAGGATTGATGGAACTGATTATCAGATAAAAGATGTTTGGTTTGACTTTGAAAGAGAGGTCATGACCAATGCTTCTGACAATGCACTGATTGAAAAAACAGATGCTGAAACCCAACAGGTCAAGTTGAATAGCATCCTGAATGTTGCACAGGCATTGGACAATGAAACAGTTCTGCAAGCAATCTGTGAAATTTTGGAACTTGATTTTGAAGATGTCAAGATGAAGGTTCAGGAACAGGATGAAACAGAACAGGCTGAACAGATGTTGAATCAGATGACACCTGATGATTCAGGCGGTGATGGTGATGAATAAAAGACAGTTGATTGTTCAGAAGCAGTTTGTGCAGGATGAAAAAGCGGTCATCAGGGAATTGAAACATGAATATTCCAAAACCCTTGCAGAAATCAATGACAGAATCAAGGTTCTGCAATCAGGAGAAATGACACAGGCGAAAATCTACCAACTGCAATATCAGTTATCACTTAGGACACAAATTTCAAGCATCCTTGACAAAATGCAGTCCAATAATTATCAGACAGTTCAGGCATATTTGAATGGGTGCTATAAAGAAGGGTTTGTTGGTGCAATGTATGACCTGCAAGGTCAGGGAATACCACTTGCATTCCCTATTGACCAAAATCAAGCAGTCAAGGCGGTTCAGCTTGATTCAAAGGTCAGTCAAGGCTTATATGCAAGAATGGGGGTCAATGTCAATGAGTTAAAGAAAAAAATATCAGATGAAATTGCAAGGGGGATTTCAAGCGGTCTTTCTTATGAAAGGATTGCAGGAAACCTTCAATGGATGGTCAATGGTGATTATTCAAAATCCTTGCGAATAATCAGAACAGAAGGTCACAGGATTCAAAATCAGTCAGCACTTGATGCAATGCATAAAGCGGTGAATGTTGGTGCTTCAATCGTGAAACAGTGGGATTCAACCTTGGATGGAAACACAAGGGACACCCACAGGGAACTTGATGGACAAACAGTTGGAATTGATGAAGAATTTGTCATTCCATCCACAGGTGCAAGGGCATTATATGCAGGCGGTTTTGGTGACCCATCAGAAGACTGCAATTGTCGGTGTTGCATTTTGCAAAGGGCATCTTGGAACATGGATGACTATGATGCAACCAAGATGGACAATGAATCAGGTCTTTTGGTGGAATTCAAAGAAAAAGACTATCAAGCATTCAAAGATGCATACTTTGATGCAGTTGGTAGTTGATTCATTTGGTGGAATGTAAAACCACTTGTCCTGAATAAGACAATAAACTGTTCTTTTTGTATGTCACAACATCAGGGGTGATGTAAAACACCCACTTCAAATCAAACATGACATAACATGTAAAAATTGTATGAAAGGAAGGAATGGAACAATGACATTACAGGAAATTTTGAAATCACAGGGTCTTTCTGATGAACAGATTGAAAAGGTGACAGGTGAAATGAAGCAGAACAAGATTTTTCTTTCAGATGAAGAAAATCTTGGTATCAGATACAAGAAATTAAAGGATGACCATGATGCACTTGAAAAACAGCATGGTGAAGCAACCACCCTGATTGAAGAACTGAAAAAGGGAAGCAAGGGGAATGAACAGTTGCAGTCCAAAATCACTGCTTATGAAACACAGGTTGCTGAATTGCAGAAGGAATTGGAACAGACCAAGGTGGAAAGTGCAATCAAGGTTGCACTGCTTTCAGCAAAGGCAACAGATGTTGACTATCTGACATTCAAGCTGAAAGAAAAAGGGGAAATCAAGTTGGATGACCAAGGCAACATCAAAGGCATCAATGACATGCTTGCAGGTTTGAAGACACAGTTCCCAACACAGTTTGAAACTGCAACCCAAAAGAAGATTGATGAACACAAACTTCCTGATGGTGATAACACCAAGAAAATCAGTCAGGAAGAATTCAACAAGATGGGTTATCAGGACAGACTGAAAGTTTACAATGAAAGTCCTGAACTTTATGCAGAGTTATCAGGAACAAAAACCAACTAATTGAAAGGTAAAGGTGAATAATTATGGCTAATGTAGTAACTACTCTTGACAAACTTATCAATCCGCAGGTCATGTCTGACATGATTTCTGCAAAAGTAGAACAGAAGATTGTGGTCACACCATTTGCAAAGATTGACAATACTTTGCAGGGTCGAGCAGGTGACACTGTGACAGTTCCTTCCTACAAGTACATTGGGGATGCAGAAGATGTTGCAGAGGGTGTGGAAGTTGGCACTGTTGCACTTGAAACTTCCACTGAAACCTTCACAATCAAGAAGGCAATGAAAGCTGTTGAACTGACTGATGAAGCAGTTCTTTCAGGTTATGGAAATCCTGTTGGTGAAACCAACACACAGCTTGCAAAGGCTATTGCATCCAAGGTGGATAATGATGCAATGGATGCACTTGGAGATGCACAGTTGAAGTATTCCAAGGATTCTGCAAATGTCATCAGCTATGCAGGAATTGTCAATGCTGTTGACCTGTTTGAAGAAGAAGTGCAGTCTGACAAGGTGATGTTCATTCATCCAAAGCAGGTGACACAGCTTCGTCTTGACCCTGACTTCATCAGTGCAGACAAGTATGACAATGCTGTTATGATGCGTGGTGAAATCGGTATGATTGCAGGTGTCAGAATTGTTCCTTCCAAGAAGGTGAAACTTGCAAGCAAGAAATATTCTTGTCCTATCGTTAAGCTGAACAATGATGCTGAAACAGAAGATGATGCACCTGCATTGACTATCTTCTTGAAGCGTGACACCAATGTTGAAACTGAAAGAAAGTCCCTTGCACGAAAGACAGCAATCAGTGTTGACAGGATGTATGGTGTCAGCATCACCAATCAGGCAAAGGTCATTATTGCAGAATTTGCAAGTGAAGTGACAGCCTAACAGCAATCACTTGAAAGGCGGTGAATCATAAATGATTGTTAAAATTGAAGATGTGATGTCACTTCCTGAATTCAGTGGTATGAATGAAAATCAGATGCAGTCAAGACTTGATGCACTTGAAATTCTTGTCAGGAAGTACACCAACAACAATTTTCAGAATAGACACATCAGGTTTTCCGCTTCAAGCCTTGGAAACAGAATCATGGGGTGTCACCCATTCATCAGGGTGGGTGACACTGTTCAGATTTCTGAAAGCAATGTGAATGATGGATTGTATGTTGTCACTGAAATTGGTGATGATTTCATCAGAATTGATGAAGAACTGTTCCCTGTTGACCACAACCTTGTGACAAAAGTTGAATATCCTGTTGATGTCCAACAGGGTGTCATCAAACTGTTACAGTGGGATGTGGAAAGCATGAACAGAATTGGAATCAAGTCAGAAACTATTTCAAGGCATTCAGTGACCTACTTTGACCAAGACAAAAACAATCAAGTCATGGGATTTCCTGTGTCCCTGCTTGGGTTCTTGGAAGTTTACAAGAAAGCAAGGTTCTGATGATGATTGGTGGAAACATCACAGCATTGGTTCAGGTGAAAGATGAAGGAACAAAGAATGCAATTGGTGAAAGGGAACATGAATGGATGGATGTTGTTGACCTGTTCGGTTGGTTAGATTATCAGGGCGGTCAGAATACATATTCCACTTATGATGCAAAGGTTCAGGAAACCACACATGTTTTTGTGTGCGGTTTTAAGAACTGCAAGCAACTTTCAAAGAAATGGGTTTGGAATCCCTTCAATTTCATCAATGGTGTCATCAGGTCAGATTCACAGGATGAAAAAGTTGACCTGACATCACAGAATGGAAGAATGGTCATCAATGGGAATGTCTATGACATCTTGATGATTGATGACCCAATGGGAATGCATAAGCATTTGGAAATATATTTGAAATATGTTGGGGGTGGTCTTAGTGGCTAATGTTCAATTCAATGATTATTCCATTCAGGTCAAAGCCACAATCAAGGACACTGCACTTGCATTTCTTGAAGAAGCAGGTGGTGAACTTGAAGCACAGACCAAAAGGAATTGTGCGGTCAAGACAGGCAAGACCAAAGGTTCATTTGAACATGCTGTTGATGAATCATCCCTGACAGTTGCTATTGGTTCAGATTATGAAAATGCTATTTGGGAAGAATTTGGAACAGGCATCTATGCAGTGAATGGTGATGGAAGAAAAGATGTTCCTTGGGTTTATGTTGATGAAACAGGTGAAAGACATGTGACATCGGGAAAATCACCCAAAAGAATGTTGTGGAATGCTTTTCAATCCCTTCAATCCAAGATTGAACAAATGGCACAGGAAAGGTTTGGTGGTATGGGATGACAGTTGAAGCATTGAAATATTTGAATGACTGCATTGAATCCCTGTCCATTCCTTATGAATTCATGCAGTGGACAAAAGACTTGTCCTTCCCTTATTTTGTCGGTGAATACACAGAGATTGAAAGCATTGATGAAGGTGGATTGGAACAAGGAACACTGATTCTGACAGGCACAACTGATAAAAGCTATTTGACATTAGAATCTATCAAGGAACAGTTGAAAGACTTCTTTCCTTCTGATGGAAGAACAGCAATTCTTGACAGCGGTTCAGGGATTGCTGTTTCTTATTCCACAGCTTTTCCTGTTCCAACAGGTGAACAGGGACTGAACAGGATTCAAATAAACCTGAATATCAAAGAATGGAGAAATTAAGCTATGAGAGCAGGAAAAACAGGTGTCACTACTGACACACCAAAAAATATCATGTTCGGTGCAGGTACGATTCACAAAGGTCTTGCATTTGATGCAACCAAAAAGACTTGGAATTTTGCTGAATCTTGCATTGGCGCAACATCAGGCGGTTCAAAGATTACAATTGCACCTGAATTCACAGATGTTGAAGCAGATGGTGCATTGGTTCTTGTCAAGGGATTGAAGGTCAAGACAGGTGAAACTGCACAAATGGAAATCAATCTTCTTGAATTGACCACTGACATCATCAAGGATGCACTTATTGCAACTGATGGAACTTCTGCTGATACTAACTTTGACCTGATTGAAAGCAAAGCAGACCTTGCAGAAGGTGACTATTATGACAATATCGCATTTGTTGGAAAGAACCTTGCAGGAAAGAACATCATTGTCATCATGGACAACGCACTTTGCACAAGCGGTTTTGAAGCAGAAGGAAAGAACAAGGAAGGTGCAGTTGGAAAATACACCTTTGAATGTCATGCAGACCTTGACAGTGACCTTGACACCCTTCCTTATCACATTTACTATCCAAAGGTTACAGCATAAGAAAGGAAGGTGATTGTCAATGAAAGTGAAAGTCCTTAGACAGTTTACAGACAAGAACACTTCCAAGGTTCATTCCACAGGTGAAATCTTTGAATGTTCCAAGGAAAGACTTGCTGAAATTCAGACAGTCAGTGACAGACTTGTGACAGTCATTGAATCTGATGAAGCAAAGGAAAAGAAAACAACAAAGAAAGGTGAATGATTATGAGTGAAACAACCACTTTTGAACTTAGAACACTGAAATCTGATGACATTTTTCCTATGTTCAAGATTATCAGTAAAATTGGATTGAAGGAAATCAAGGAAAGCCTTGACCCTGCCACACTTGGAAAGATTGCAAATGCATTCAAGGAAAACAATCAGGATGCAAAAGGTGATGATTTGGTGTATTCCATTGGATTCACTGTTGTTCTTGACCTTGCACAGATTGTCATTGCAAATCTTCCTTCCTGCAAGAAAGAGATTTACACCTTGCTTGCACAAGTCAGCGGTAAAACTGAAAAGGAAATTGGTGACCTTGACATGGTGACATTCACTGAAATGATTGTTGCATTTTTCAAGAAGGATGAATTCAAGGATTTTATTGGGGTTGTTTCAAAATTGTTCAATTAGGTGATATGAAGATGATGGACTTGCTGTTCAGAGAATATGCAAGTCCATTTTCTTTGCTTGATGCAGTCATTGCATCAGGAAGATTCACAGATTGGATTGACCAATTCCTTGAATCCCACAAAGAAAAGATTCAATGGGAACATTGGTTACACAAGATATATGAAAAATCTTGGTCTGACTACCTTGAAGAATACAAGAATCAGGAAGAAACAATTGTTGACCTGAACAACACTGCATCATGGAATAAGTCAGACATTGAAACAACCATTCAAGAATCATATTCCATGATGGAAAATTTTATTCCTGAATAGAAAGGGGGAACTGACACATGGATTTGTTTCAACTTGTAGGAACAATTGCAATAAATAATTCAGAAGCAAACAGCCAAATTGAAGGAACAACTGAAAAAGCATCCACTTTCAGTTCCAAACTGACATCAGGAATTGGAACTGTTGCAAAGTGGGGAACTGCTATTGTTGGCGGTGCAACTGTTGCAGGAACTGCATTGGTTGGTTTTGCAACATCATCTGCTTCAACAGCAGATAACATTGATAAAATGTCACAGAAGATAGGAATATCAAGGGAAGCATATCAGGAACTTGATTTCATCTGTTCCCAAAGTGGAACATCTGTTGACACCCTGCAAGCAGGTATGAAATCTTTGACATCTGCAATGGATGGTGCAAAATCAGGAACTGCTTCAAATGTTGAACAGTTTGAAAAACTTGGTGTTGCGGTCACAAATTCTGATGGAACATTCAGAAGTCAGGAAGATGTGATGTGGGACACACTTTCAGCATTGCAGGGAGTGGAAGACCAAACAGAAAAAGCAAGACTTGCAACTGAACTGTTTGGAAAATCAGGAACTGAATTGATGCCACTGTTGAATGGTGAAGCAGGTTCAATTGATGAAATGAAGCAACAAGCACATGACCTTGGGTTGGTGCTTGATGATGAATTGATTGATAATGGTGTAAACCTGACAGATTCCCTTGACCAAACAAAAAGAGCATTTCAAAGCATAGGAACACAACTTGGTGCTTCTTTAATGCCTATTGTGGAACAGGCTTCTGATTATATTCAGCAAGCACTTCCTTCCATTCAAGCATTGATTCAAAGATTGTCACCAATCATCACAAGCCTGTTGGAAAGTTTGCTTCCACCATTGATGAATCTTGCAGAAAGCATCTTTCCAATTCTGATGGACTTGATTGAACAATTGATTCCACCTGTCACACAGATTGTGGAAGCAGTTCTTCCTGTTATTGTGCAGTTGATTCAGATGCTTCTTCCACCAATAGTGCAGATTGTTCAGATGGTGCTTCCAATATTGGTTCAGTTGATAACAGCATTACTTCCATTGTTGCAACCAATTCTTGAATTATTGCAACCGCTGATTGATTTGCTGATGGTTCTTCTTGAACCGCTGATTGAACTGTTGAACCTGATTCTTCCACCACTGATTACAATTATCACAGCGGTCATTCAGGTCATTGTTGGTGCATTACAACCTGTTATTGAAGCACTTGCAACAATACTTGGTGATGTCCTTGGAACAGCTTTCAAGGCAATAGGAACAGTTGTGGAAACTGTCATCAATGCAATCAGTGAGAAATGGACATCTATTTCACAGACTTTGCAGACTATTTGGAATGCAATCAAATCTGTTGCTGAAACAGTATGGAATGGAATCAAAACTTTCCTGTCAACATTGATGAATGCAATCAAATCTGTTATTTCAACAGTTTGGAATGGCATAAAAACCACAATCAGCACAGTTATCAATGCAATCAAGACTGTGATTGAAACTGTATTCAATGCGGTCAAGACATTCATTTCAAATGTATGGAATGGAATCAAGACCACTGTGACCAATGTCATCAATGGCATAAAGACCACTATTTCAACAGTGTTCAATGCTATCAAGACAACAATCACAACCATTTTGAATGCAGTGAAGACTACATTCAGCAATATTTTCAATGGAATCAAGACAACCATCAGCAATGTCATAAATGGCATAAAAACCACAATCAGCAATGGTCTGAATGGTGCAAAATCTGTTGTGACATCTGTTTTGAATGGAATCAAGTCTTCATTCACAAGCATTTTTGAAAATGTGAAGAATACTGTGAAGAATGCTATTGATAAAATCAAGGGGTTCTTCAAGTTCAATGTGTCGCTTCCAAGTATTAAGTTGCCACATTTTTCAATCACACCTTCAGGATGGCAGATTGGGGACTTGCTAAAGGGTTCTATTCCTAAACTTGGGATTGATTGGTATGCAAAAGCAATGGATGATGGAATGATTATGAATCAACCAACAATATTTGGTTATGATTCAACTTCACAGAAATTGCTTGCAGGCGGTGAAGCAGGAAGTGAAACAGTAGTTGGAACACAGAATCTAATGGATATGATTCAGACAGCGGTGAACAGTGAAAACAGTGTGTTGATTCAGTTCTTCACAAGGTTGATTGCACTGCTTGAAGATTTCTTCCCACAGGTTCTTGAAAATATGGGATATGACCTTGTTCTTGACACAGGTGTGTTGGTTGCAGAAACTGCACCACAGATGGATGATGAACTTGGAAAAATATTCAGAAGGAAGGGAAGACAATAAATGTTTACAGTCACATTTGGAACAAAAAATTCATATACAGATTTTGGTCTGATACTGACATCAAAAGACATTGGTCTTCCTGAACCTAAAACAGAAACAGTGGATTTGACAGGTGCAGATGGTGTCATTGACCTGACAGAAGTCTTGACTGATGATGTCAAATATAAACAGCGAAAACTGCAATTCACATTCACTGTTATTGACCCAATCAATGCATGGTCACATACACTTTCAGAAGTGACCAATTATGTTCATGGAAAAAGACTTCGTGTTCTGCTTGATTGGGATAAAAACTATTATTATGAAGGAAGATGCAAGGTCAATCAGTTCAAAACAAATAAAAGACTTGCAACAATTGTGGTTGATGCAGAAGTTGACCCATACAAACTTGAAGTCAATTCAAGTTCTACACCTTGGATTTGGGACACATTCAGTTTCATTGATGGAATTATCTATCTGAATACTGTCACTGTCAGCGGTTCAGCAACAGTCAATCTGCTGAACAGAAGAAAGATTGTGTCCCCTACTTTCACAACCACAGCAACAATGAAAGTGAATCACAATGGTGTCACCTATGACCTGCCAAAAGGAACAACAACAGTTCTTGGAATCAGGCTTCAAGAAGGTGACAATTATGTGACTTTCACAGGCAATGGAACAGTTACGATTGATTACAAGGGGGGAAGTCTATAATGTATCAGGTGTTATGTGACAACCTTCCATTGTTTGATTTGCGTGATGAAGACCTTGTGTTGAATTCCCCAAAGGTTGACTTGAAGGAAAACAGTGCAGGGTCTTTTGAATTCACGATTCTTCCAACACATCCCTATTATGACAGCATCCAAAAAATGAAATCTGTCATTCAGGTGATGGATGATGAAGATGAAATCTTTTGTGGAAGGGTGATTGATGAATCTGTTGATTTTTACAACAGAAAGAAGGTCACCTGTGAAGGTGAACTTGGATATTTCAATGACAGCATTCAAAGACCTGCTGTTTATCACAATCAGACAGTCAGGGGATATTTGCAGACACTTATCAACATTCACAATGCACAGATTGCAGAACTGAATCTTGCAATTAAATTCAATGCAGAATGTGCAGGTGAATCTGCAAGTTGGGACTATGCTTCATTGTACTATGTCAAGAATGGTCAGATTTATTCTGCATTCTTAAAACAGAGAGCAGACACACTTGCTTCCAAGACTTATGTCATACCTTCAACTGAATTTTATCTGTATTGGCATACAGACAATAGTGTGAATGATTATTTTGGACTTGCTATTGATTCAGTTGAAATCACAGATGCAACTGCAATCATTGGAAGCAAAACAAATCTTCCAAACTATACTGCACAGGAAGTGTCCAATGTTACAGACATACAGACTGCACATAATCCATATGACAATGGAAGCAATCTGTTGTGGCATTATGCACACACCATTCCTTCTGATTATACAGTTGGAAAAATGTTTGCACTTGGTGCAGTCACAGTGGTTGACAGCAATGATTCTTTGTATAAATACACCAATTGGGAAACCACAATGGAAGTTATCAAGACAGACCTTCTTGACACTTATGGTGGACATTTGAGAATCAGGAAGGTGGATGGAATCAGATACCTTGATTATTTGAAAGACTATCCAAACACCAACACACAGGTCATTGAATTTGGTCAGAATTTGCTTGATTTCACCAAGGATATTGATGCAAGTGACATTGCAACAGCAATCATTCCCCTTGGTGCAAAACTTGAAGAAAGTTCCATTGACGGACTTGAAGAAAGACTGACAATCAAAGATGTGAACAATGGTTCTGATTTTGTATATTCAGAATCAGCGGTCAACACCTATGGTTGGATATATAAGACAGTCACATTTGATGATGTCAATGTTCCTGCAAATTTGAAGACCAAAGGTGAACAATACCTTGCAGACATCCAATTTGAAACAGTGACACTTGAAGTCAAGGCGGTTGACCTGCACATGATGGATGTGGACATTGAAAGAATCAAGATGTTGGATGAAATCAGGGTTGTGTCTGAACCAAATGGACTTGACAGATTCTTTCCTGTTACCAAGATGACCATTTATGTTGATTCACCTTCCAAAAATACAATCACCCTTGGACAAAGTGTTTCAAATGGAATGACAGGTTCAGCTTCTTCTGCTAATGCTGAAATTATGAAGAAAATCAATGAAATTCCTTCTTCTGACAGTGTTGTGAAAGAAGCGGTTGACAATGCAACAGCATTGATTCATTCAGCCTTGAATGGTCATGTGGTCATCACAGAAAATGCTGATGAACTTCTTATCATGGACACAGATGACATTGAAACTGCAAGGAAAATATGGCGGTGGAATCTGAATGGTCTTGGTTACAGTTCCACAGGCTACAATGGAACATATGCAACTGCAATCACAATGGATGGTCAGATTGTTGGTGACAAAATTGTTGGTCATTCAATCACAGGTGATAAACTTGATATTTCCTACACATCAAGTGTGGAAAAAGCAATCAGTGATGCACAAGACAGTGCAGAAGACTATGTTGACAATGAACTGAAATCTTATTGGACAAGAACAGAAGTTGAAACTGCAATCAAATCAAGTGCTGATGCGGTCACTATTTCTGCAAAAGAAACAGCGACAGCATATACAGATGAAAAGTTGAAAAGTTATTCCACATCTGCACAAATCAAGGTGACAACTGATGCAATCACATCAGAGGTCAACAAGAAGGTCAACAGTTCTGAATTTTCAACAAAGATTCAGCAATCTGCAAGTGCAGTGAAAATTGCTTGGAACAATATCAGCAAATACATTCAGTTTGAAAGTGGTGAACTTAGAATTTATGACAGTGCTGTTGAAAGTACACAGAAGATTGTCAGCAAATTCAATTCAAGCGGTTCACATTTTTATCGTGATGGTGTTTATTTGGGTGCAATTGGAACAAACAGTTGGTCAGGTGATAGTTCATTTAGAGGACTTGTGTTTGACCTTGAATATTCAACAGGATATATGTGTTGGGCTTCCAAGGAATCATCAAGTGCAAATGTTTATACAACAAGACTGATTTATTATCAAAACAATACTAAAGCCAAAAAAGGATTGCATTTTTCATGTAATACATATGCAGAAGGAAATCTGTATCTGACAGACAGCAACAGATTTGTTATCTTTTCAGGCGGTGGTGTTGGTTACAATGGAAAGATGTCTTGGGTAAACAGTTCCAATTCAACTTCTGTTCAAGTGGATGGTGTAAATAAGGCTTTCACAATTTATAACAATGTTTCGATTGATTTTTATGCAGATTTAGACATGCACAATTATTCAGTCAAGAACAATTCTGATGCAAGACTGAAAACCAACATTCAATCAACATCAATCAAGGGTCTTGATGTAGTAAATGGAATTGACCTGAAAGAATTTGATTGGATTCAGACAGGTGAACATCAGCACATTGGAATCATTGCACAACAGTTGATGAAAATTGCACCTGAATTGGTCAAAGAAGATGACCAAAGTGGAAGATTGATGTTGAAAACAGATAAATTGGTTTATTACTGCATCAAAGCAATCCAAGAACTGTGTGACCATTTGGGAATGCAATTTGACAAGCCTGAATGGAATGACCCATTCACAATGCTTGAAAAGACAACTTTTTGTGCAAAGTTAGATTCAGAAACAGCAACAGATGAAACACCTGTTGTCTATAAAGCACCTGAATTTACTATTAAAAAATAAAGAAAGGCGGTTCTATCATGGAAAAACAACCACTGTCAGTTATGCTTGAAAATGCAAAAGGAATGACATATCAGGCTTTCAATCAGGTTCAGGAAAAAACACAGCTTCCTGCATACTTGATGGAAGGAATTATCATGGAAATTCTTGCAGACATCAGGAATCAGAAAAATTTGGAATTGGTTTCTGATTTTAATAGAATGCAGGAATCACAGGAACAGGAAGAAAGGAAGGTTGAAGAATAATGGCAGACATTAAACAGTACACAGACCAAATTGCACAAGCCGTCTATGGTGAAGAAGTCAGGTCTTCAATCATCAATGCATTGAACAAGGTCAATGATGACAATGAATCCTATCAGGACATCAAGGATGCAGTTGTTCAGGCAAAAGATGAAGTGGACACACAGGTTG